CAGGCTGGCATCCAACGCCAGCTTGGACGGGATGAACACATTCTGCGTCATGTCGCTGGCAAGGACGGCGAAGGTGGTGCCAGTGGCGAGGCGGTTGGTTACTACCAGTTCAGTCGGCTGCATTGTTCTTTTCCAGTTCTGCTAATTGTTGCTCAGCATCGCGCAGGTAAAAGGACAGGATACCGATGTCCTCTCCGATAGCGGCAGATCTGACACCAGTTCCGTGGAGCCGCTCAAGATCGGCGATCTGTTGTTTCTTCAGCTCGATGTAGGCGAGTAGGTCTTGCTTGCTCATCACATGATCCCCAATCTGTCCAAGGCGAAGTATGATTTCTTGTAGCTTTCAATAAGGCGGTCAACGCTGGCAATTCTGGCCTGTATATGCGGCGGGTTGGGCGCGAGACCGTTGGTCAACGTCTCGCGGTAATCCCACAGCGCGGTCAGCACGATGTGGGTGTCCATTGCTCCAAGTTTGACAGCCATCTCACCACCCCATACCGTGAGCGATGAGCAGCAGGCCGTAGCCCACAGCGAACAGGCAGACGGTGGCAATGGCCTCAGCCAAGATGTCTCGGATTTTCATTTTGGTTTCTCCTATCAAAACGGCGGCTCTTCGCCGGGGTAAGTTGGTTTCCACTGCGGCGGCGCGTAGGCCGCTGGCTGGGGGCTGGGTGCTGGCTGGGCGATGACGCCCAGCCTGTTGAGTTCGAGTTCTAGGTCGGTCATGCGGTCACCGGGCGGGAGATCTTGGTCTGCTTCACGCCGTCGCGGGTGTCGTGGTCCTTGACGGTGGCCTTGACCGAGACCGCGTCGTGCATAACGCCGAGACGGTTGGTGCCCTTGTAGACCACCACGTTGCCGTCGGCGTCGTGCATGACGTGCAGGTAGCTGAAGCCATACATGCCCTCCATCTCGACCACCAAGCGGATGGTCAGGTCGAACACGCGGCGCTGGCCGATCTCGCCGATCCAGCCCGACTTGTCGGCGTCGGCCTGACGAGCCTCTTCGCGGGCCTTGGCGCGCTCTGCCACGCGGGCCTCGCCACGCTCAATCATGGCCAGCACTGCGTTGGTCTGGCCGTCGGTCAGGCCGCCCCACTCATTCACGCTGTCGCGCATCTTGGTGTAGAAATCACCGAGGCAGGCCTTCACGACCGGGTGCGTGAAACAAGTGCCATCTGCCAGAAAGGTGTATTCGAACTCATCAAGCTCGAACAGGAATGCGTTGGCGCGCTTGCCGCCCTCGGTGGCCAGCCATTTGGCCGAGCGTGTCTTGCGCGCATTGTTACGGATGTTGCGTTCGATGGCGGCTTCGTAGCGCGCTTCGTCTTCTATGAAGTTTCCACGGTTCATCTGGGTCATCCTTGTTTGCTAGTTCGTATCCCCACCATACAGCCTGCTACACCGCATGCAACAGAAAAAATGCGCTTGACGCAAAATAATTTCACAAATAGACAGATCAAACCGAAGCACAGGAGGACGCCGTGAAGGCTCAAGACCAAATCAGACAGTGGGCGGCGGACGGCGGGCGCAAGCTTGGCTGGATCGCAGATCAAGTCCCCGTCGCCAAATCCAGCATGTCACGCTGGATGCAGAACAACATCACGCCCGGCGCGATCTACCGCAACCGGCTGGCCGAGATCACCGGGATCGACAGCCTGCGCGAGAAGGGGACATGGAAATGAACAGGGGTCAGATACTCGATACGGCAAAGGCTTACGTCACCAAGGATCGCGCAAACACGCACGGAGACGCTGAGAGCAATTTTAATCTCATCGCCCTGTACTGGACCGCTCACCTCGACACCATCGTGACCGCCCACGACGTGGCCGTGATGATGACCCTGTTGAAACTGGCCCGCATGAAGGCAAATCCGGCCCACGCGGACAACTGGATCGACGGCTGCGGCTATCTGGCCTGCGGCGGCGAGATTGCGGTGGGGGAAGCCAAATGAAGCTGCATGAACTCAAAGCAATCATCGACGGCTTGGTTGATGTCCACGGCGGCGAGATGGACACCAAGTTCAAATACCGCTTCGGATCGGGCCGCACGGCGCAAGGTGCTGTGACATCGTATCAGGTCGGCCCGCCAATGCAGGGCGACAGGCGAGGGTTCGTCCGCTTTGACATCGACCACGCGCGCGGGGAGCCTGAGTGATGGCCCTGTACATCGGCATCGACCCCGGCAAGACGGGTGCCATCGCGGTCATGGACGGTGACGACATGAGCGTGCGCGTGTTTGACATGCCCGGCACCATCGAAGAAAAGCGTGCGATCCTGTCCGAGATCGGCAGCGTGCGGTGCGCTTGGATCGAAAAGCCTTTCTTCCCGCGCATGATCGGCATCAAGAACGCCGTCACCATCGCGCAGGCATACGGCGAGATGAAGGCCTGCCTGTTCTTCGCGGGCGTGCCGACGAATGAAGTGCCGCCGGCGACGTGGAAGAAGCACTTCGGCCTATCCACCGACAAGGACGCATCAAGGGCATACGCATCAAGCGTGTTTCCAGATCAGTCTAATCTGTGGGCGCGCAAAAAAGACGACGGCAGGGCCGAGGCGGCTCTGATCGCATATTACGGATGGAGGAAGAAATGACCAGACGACCGTTCACCGGGCTGCCAGAGGACATGTACGCCCGCTACGACGATCAGGACCAGAATAACCGCGACTTCATCGTGGCGGCCTACGACAACAACATTATCAGCGAGTTGTTTTGGCCAAATTATGAGGCCGCGCCTTGGCATCTTCAGATGGAAGTTGGCAACCAACTCATCAATTTCTGGCCGCATAAGGCTAAGGCTCACGTCGCCTATGAGTCCAGCGTGGCCTACGGTTTGCCCGCTATGTTTGCCACCGTGCGGCGGGTTCAGGGCGAAACCTTTGATGACTTTGATCTAGTGGAGAGAGAGCAATGAGAACCGACCTGACGAACAAGGAATACCACGCCCACCCCGCGATCTCGTCCTCGGACGTGAAGGCGGTACACACCAAGTCGCTTGCACACTGGAAGGGCAAGGTCCGCAAGGAAACCTCGGCCTTCGCGTTGGGCAGCGCCGTTCACGCTCTGGTGCTGGAGCCGGAAAAGAACCTCATCCTGCGCGGCCCCGAGGATCGCCGTGGCAACAAGTGGAAAGAGGCCCAGCTTGCCGCCGATCTCGACGGCCAGATCTTGCTGCCCGAGGCCGAGTTCGATCTGGCCGCCCGCATCGCCGATGCTGTCAAGGCTCACCCGGTCGCGGCCATGTATCTGGCCGATCCGACCTTCGTGGCCGAGGCCAGCTTCTTCGGCATCGATCCGGCTACAGGCACCGAAATCAAATGCCGGCCCGACGGCTATCTGCCCGAGGTCGGCCTTGTGTTCGACGTGAAGACCACCACCGACGCCAGCCCAGACGGCTTCCCGCGTGAATTGCGAAAGTACGCATACGACGTGCAGGCCGCCTTCTATCTGCGCGCACTTGTAGCTGCTGGCTACAAGGCCGACACGTTCATGTTCATTGCGGTCGAAAAGGAAGCACCCTTTGCTGTCGGTGTCCACGCCCTGACCGACCGCTATCTGGACCACGCCGATCAGGTCGTAACCCAGACCCTCCAAAAGATCAGCAACGCCATCGCCGTTATGGACTTCACAAATGGATGGCCACTGATTAACCATATCGACCTGCCGCGCTGGCAGGCCGAGACCACCGAAGACGATGTCTTCACCGAAACCGTAGACTTCTGAGACCACAAGCCAGAGAGGAGCAAATCATGGCTATCAACAACGAAGACTTCCTGAAGATCCTCGCTACCAACGTGACGATCCAATATCCTCGCCTTAATAGCACCTACCGCTATAACCCGCAGAAAAAGCAGTCAGAACCCTGCGCCCAGACCGCAAGCCTCGCGGCATGGTCCGTCACCTTTGAGATGCCCAAGGAGCAAGCGAAGCCGCTCTATGAGCAACTGCGCGGCCATTATGAGGCAAGCAAGGCGCGCAACACCACACTGCCGGCTTTCAGCAAAGTATTCGGCATGAAGAAGCTGAAGGACGAGCATGGCAACGAAACAGGCATCGTCCAGTTCGCGGCCAAGCGCAACGGCGTCAGGGGCGATGGCACACTCAACAAGCCGCCGATGGTGATCGACGGCCAGAAGCAGCCGATTGCCGATCTGGGCTTCTGGGGCGGCACCAAAGGCGTCGTGCGCGCCTACGCATGCGCGACTATGGACCCGGAAGGATCTGGAGGTATTTCACTGATCCTCGATGCGGTCCAATTGACTGAACCGCCTCGCTACGGCAACGGCGGCCTTGATGACTTCGATACCGTCGAAAGCAAGGCCGATCCGTTTGAGCAGGCCAAGGCGCCCTTGACCGAGCAGAAGCGCGAGAGCATCAAGGAAGAACTCGGAGACGACATCCCTTGGTGAGATAAAAAGAACCCCGGCGTGAGACCAACGCGCCGGGGTTCAGTTAAGGCAGGCGGAACCGAGGAGGAGCAGGTTCCAAGATGTGTGAGAGCAACCCAACACAAGGAATACTTTAATGCAGTCTATATCTGGTGGCAAGTGTCGCGGTGGCCACAATGTCTGATATCCGCTTCCTTACAGCCCCCGGCTCCTTCCACACGCTCATCGACAAGCCCGGCCAGGTTTATCCCGGCATCTCCTGGGCCGACATCGCCCGCATGGTCTCCACACCGCAGGCGAAAGAAAAGATCGACGCCGATTTCTTCATTCCCTCGACCTACCGCGAACACGACGGCAGATCCCACGAAGCCCAGCGCGAGCGTGGCGCCTTCCGCATGCTGGCTCTCGACATCGACAGGGGCAACCCCAGCCTGGATGACGTGCTGGCCGCCGTGGAGGCCGTCTGCGGGCCTGTCAGCCTGCTTGCCTATTCATCCTCCGGCGCGACCCCAGAGAACCGCAAATGGCGCGTCCTGCTGCCGCTGGCCGGCGCTCTATCCGGCGCTGACTATGAGTTGGCCCAGACCGCCCTCTTCGATCTCCTGCATGCCAATGGCATACACCCCGACGGCGCTCTGGCGCGCTGCGGCCAGCCGATCTATCTGCCCAATGTGCCGCTGGCCAAACGCAACCCCGACCTGACACCGATATTCTACCAGCACCGCATCATCCGGGCCGGCACGCTGCGTCTGGATGCCGACAGCGCCATCCGCCAAGAGATCGACCGCAGGCTGGAACAATACCGCCTCGCCGCCGATCAGGCCGATCGGGCGCGTGCCGAGCGTGAGCGCCAGCGTGCCGAGCGTCGGCAGAAGTTCCCAGATCAGGTCAGCCCGGTCGATGCCTTTAATGCAGACCACACCATCGAAGACCTGTTCGCCCGCTACCAATACGAGCGGCGCGGATCGTCCCAGCATTACCGTTCGCGGTATCAAACCAGCCCCAGCTTCGCCACGCAGAACTTCGTGAGCCATTGGGTCAGCCTGTCGGGATCGGACGCAGCCGCTGGCATCGGCAGGTCGAAATCGCTGGGCGAAAATTCCTTCTGCTGGGGTGATGCGTGGGATCTGTTCGTCCACTACGAACACGACGGCGATTTCGACAAAGCCGTGCGTGCCTATGGCCTTGAGATCAGCCCGGCCAAGGCCGAGATCGACGTGCCAGAGAACGGCATGGATGATTTTGATTATGTGGCCCCGCAGGCTGCGCCAGAGCCACCTGCCAGCGCAGAGGCCGATGACATAGACCTAGACAGCTTCGACACCCCGGACGCCCCCGAGGCGGCCCCGGATTGGCCCACGCTCTACGATATGTTCGACGAGGCCAGCATTGAGCCTCGCCGCTGGATATATGCCCACCACTATCTGCGGTCATTCGTCAGCGTGCTGGCGTCGGCAGGCGGCATCGGCAAGACCAGCCTCCAGATCGTGGAGGCGCTGGCCATCGTGACAGGCCGCCAGCTGCTGGGCGAGGAGGTAAAAGAGCGCACCAACGTCTGGATCGTCAACCTCGAAGACCCGCTGGAAGAAATACAGCGCCGGGTTCTCGCTGCGATGCGGCATTACGGTATCAAGCCCGCCGAGGTCGAGGGCCGCCTGTTCGTCAACGCGGGCCGAGACTTCAGCCTCAAGTTCGGCATCCAAACCCGCGAAGGCGTGCTGCCGAATACCAAGCTGGTCGAATACCTGTGCGCCAAGATCCCCGAAAAGCAGATCGGCTGCGTGTTCATCGATCCCTTCGTCGGCGCTCACAACATCAACGAGAACGACAATATGGCAGTCAACGCCATTGTGGCGGAAATACGGCGCGTGGCTGACGAGACCAAGTGCGCCATCGGACTGGTCCATCACATCCGCAAAGGCAACGGCGAGGATGCCAGCATCGACAGCGTGCGTGGTGCAGGCAGTTTGATCGGGGCGGCCCGTGCTGCGCGCGTGGTCAACCGCATGTCAGCCGACGATGCTGCAAAGCTAGGCATCGATGAGAACGAGGCGCGCAGCATTATGCGCGTGGACGACGGCAAGGCCAACCTGGCCCCGCCAGCAGCAGCCGCTGTCTACCGCAAGATGGAAGGCGTCAAGATCGACAACGGCGAATGGATCGGTGTCTGCGTCCCGTACACGCTGCCAGACGCATTCGATGGCATCAGCGGAAAGGATGCCAAGGCGGCACAGAGGATCGTCGCCGATGCCCACACAAACGACGATCCGCTACGTGAAAGCCAACAGTCTAAAAAATGGGTGGGCGTCCCGATAGCAGACATGCTGGGCATCGACATCACCGAGAAGAAAGGCAAGGCCAAAGTGGCAGCGATCATCAAGACGTGGATTAAGACAAACGTGCTGGCCGTCGAGCGGATCACAGACCCGAGGCAGGCCAGAGAAGTGGCCGTCGTGGTCGTCGGAGAGTGGATCAGCCATGACGAAGTGTGAGCAAAAATAATTTCGCAAACGTCAATTATTTTGTTGCATCGTACGGATCAGGCTTTATAAGTGGTCCTACGAACTAGCAAACAAGGAGCAACCACCATGACCGTCATTGAAACCAAAACCACCGAAACGCGCGATAGCTGGGGTCACCCCGGCGTCGCCACTTACGAGCGCCTGACCGAGTGGAACCAGCATGGCTGGGCCACCGTGCGCATGAGCGATACGTCCTCCGGCCACGGCTGGCAGGGCGGGAAACATAAATCAGCATGGGAGAAGCTGTGATGACCAACTACCAGACCCCTACCGCCGAGACCTACGAGAACCTCGACAAGGCCTTCAACCACTTCAACGCAGAACTCTTCGACCACCGCCTGCCGTCGGTTCTCTTCACGCTGACCCGCAAGCGCAAGGCGCACGGCTACTTCTGGGCCGAGCAGTTCAAGCACCGCGAAGACGGCGACAACACCCACGAGATCGCCTTGAACCCCGACAGCATGGACCGCACGCTGGCCGCCGTCCTGTCGACCCTCGTCCATGAGATGACACACCTCGAACAGCAGGAGTACGGAACGCCCGGCTCCAAGGGCAACCACAACAAGGAGTGGGTAAAGCTTATGAAGCGCGTGGGCCTCATCCCCAGCAACACGGGCGAGCCGGGAGGCAAGCAGACGGGCCGCCAGATGACCCATTACGTTGAGGCTGGCGGTGCCTTCGAGACGTCCATGCACAAGCTCATTGCCGATGGCTTCTCGCTGCCCTACTTCACCCAGCCGCGCCCCGCCGCCGAGAAGAAGAAAGACCTTTCCAAGGTCAAATTCACATGCACATGCTGCGACGCAAAGGCGTGGGCGAAGGTCGGAACGAGGATCATTTGCGGTGACTGCGACGAGGAAATGCAGGGTGAACTGTGATAAATATGTCACCTCACCTAGAGCCTCACAGGTGAGGAAAGGTGAGGAAAGGTGAGGTAAAACACCCTTCCTCCTCACCCCACCCCCTAAAGGGGGTGAGGGGTGAGGAGGTGAAGGTGTTGGTTATGTGAGGTGAGGTGAGAGTGAGGAAACCAGAGAGGACGACAACAATGGCCAAGAGACCAACACGCCAAAAAAAAGATGACCGCATCCTGCACAAAGGTGCGACGGCCAATGAGATCAAAGCGGACCTCGCGCTGGCACCCTTTGACGCGGCTGTGCGCGCAATGGATCGCAGATGGGGGGTCGATGTTCTGCCCGAGCTTGTCTCGACCGAGAGCGCCGCAAAGTGGGGGCGTGCGATGGCTGGCCTGAACGCCGCCATCGACGCACAAGATCCCGACAAGGTGAAGTTCTGGGTCGAGATCTGTCTGCGCGGGCTGACCGCAATGGACGCCGAAGCCGTCATCCTCGGTCGGCCTGTTTCCGATCCTGACATCTGGGAACACGAATACGAGGGCCAGGTCTACGGCATCATCGCTGACGGACGCGAGTGGCCCGCCGCCTATGCCAAGCGGCCCGGCATCGCGATCCACACCATGCGTGAGGTGGCCGTCGCCCTGCACGAACACCGCAACGGGCTGGTGGACGCGGTCAAGCTGGCATTCCCCGGCGCCGAGGTAAAGGCGGTCAGACGCGCGCCGCAGGATCTGGAAGATGACTTTGACTTTCTCAGCGACGGAGTGATTGAATGAGCAGCACCATCTACATCACCGGCGAGACGAAGCCGGATGCCTTCTACCGCGCGCTGGCCGAGGCGCAGAAGGGCGACCGCATCGTCTACTGGATCGGCCAGACCTGCGGCGGCCTGCATCGCCACGCGGCTGCCAGAGCCGAGACCGACAAGCTGGTCTTCCTGTTCTGCAAGCGCGAGGGCGTCGGACAGTTTGCATATTTGGCGGTGAAGCGTTAGAATGCGCCCAGCGACCGGGCAGCATCGCCCGAGATGAGGTGAGCAATATGCCGTCTGGAAGGCTGACAGACTATTCGCCAGAGATCGTTGAGAAGGCGTGGGAATACGCCAACGGCGGCTGGATCAAGGCGGGCGACAAGGTGCCGTCAGTTGCCGGTCTGGCTTGCGAAATCGGCATGCACCGTGAGACTTGCTACGATTGGGCGCGGGACAAGGACAAGGTTTTTTCTGACATCCTCAAGGCAATCGCGCAAAAGCAAGAGCGCGAATTGCTCAATAATGGCCTCGACGGCACGTTCAATCCGCCGATCACCAAGATGATGCTGTCCAAGCACGGCTACTCTGACGCGACCAAGCAAGAGCTATCCGGCCCAGACGGCGGCGCTATTCCCGTCGAAATCAAGCGAACCATCATCGATCCGAAGGGCTAAGGCATGGCTATCGAAGACCTGCGCGAAATCGGAAACGTGCTATATGAGCGGCGCGCAGACGGCATGCTGTATCCCGTGCGCCGCGTGCGGCCCGATACCGAGGCCCGTGGCGTGCCGCCGCAAGATCCTAGCCTGCTGAACGTCGGCGGCATCGGTGAGAGGCTTGCCTTTCTGAACCAGACCTTCAACCCGGTCGAGGGCATCGGCGGCGCAATGCGGGCAGGATCTCGCATGATGGCGCCCGATCAGAGCTATTGGGACCGCATCGCATCCTTGGGAGAGATGGCGTCAGGCGTGGCCGGCATCGCCGCACCTATCGCAGCCGCAAGGGCCATCGGTGTGCCTGCTGCCAGCGCAATGATGGAGGGGCTGCTGGGGTTCTCACCCACGACGCAGGCTGCTGGAGACACTATGCGTGCGGCTGGTCGCGATATCGTTGACCGCCTCAACCAGCCCGGTCCCGTGCCGGTAATGTACAGCAACCCGATCCCAGGCGTTGGCAGGGGTGGAGGTCTTGATGTATCACGCCGTGACGCATCGAACATCTTCGGAGCCGGTTCCGAGCGTGTACGTTACACCGATCCGCGAAGCGGCGGCACCATTGAGGTTGTCGTGCGACCAGATGGCAGCGCATCGGTCCTTGAGTTGGAGGTGCCAGAAGCATCTCGCGGCCAAGGCATAGGCCAGACGCTGCAAGAGCGCGTTATGCAGGACTTCCCGGTGATGGGCGGTCAGGTGTCATCCAAAGCAGCGGCAACGACAGCATATCGCCTTGGGCGCAGGCCGCCGGGCAAGCCAGGCGCTACCCTTGAAGAAGTATTTGCAGACATCGATGAGATGTCATCCGTCAACATGGTTTCTCCAAGAATGCAGGAGAGGATTGCGCCAAACCTGACATTTGAAGACGTGGAAAGAGCGATGAACGCCCCGGAGAATTTTAACATTTCTGCTCCAGTCGATACGTCGTATCGAATGCAGCAACAGCCCCGTGGTCCTCAAGACGAATTGCCAATTCGCCTCGATGACCTAACCAGGTCCACCACTGGTGAGCAGGCCGGGTATCCCGCAGATTTCTACTCCGCAAATGGTCCGCGCTTCTATGCTCCTGGTCCTCAGTTTTCTGGCGATGAGTTTGGTCAGGCAAACAAAGAGAGCTACAGGGCAATCATGGCTGTAAGAGGCAAGCCTGATGCAGAGGTCACAATCTATCGCGCCGTGCCTAATGATCCCAACATCACGACGATCAACGAGGGGGATTTTATCACCCTTAGCCCGACATATGCCAAACTTCATGGGGCTTCTGGATATGGCAGAAGCGGGGATGAGCCTGGGAAGATTATTTCCCAGAAAGTGAAGGTCAAAGACATTTACTTTGATGGCAACGACGTGAACGAGTTCGGATATTTCCCTGTCGCGCCGACATCAGGCGCTCGTTAGTAGTCGGACCCCAATGAACCTCACCATCAACACGCCTCGCTGGGCGCTGCCAATCCTGCAACGCGAGAGCGCCCGCTACATCGGGGCGTTCGGCGGGCGCGGCTCTGGCAAGTCAACCTTCTTTGCGGAATGGATCGTGGAGCGTTGCGTGATGCGCAAGACCGACGTGGTCTGCGTGCGCGAGGTGCAGAAGTCGCTGAAGCAGTCGGTCAAGAAGCTGATCGAAAACAAGATCGAGGAATTGGGCGTCGGTCATCTGTTTCAGGTGCAGCAGGCAGAGATCAAATGCCCGCACGGCGGCGTGATCATCTTCCAAGGCATGCAGAACCACACAGCCGACAGCGTGAAGTCGCTGGAGGGCTTTGACATCGCTTGGGTGGAAGAAGCCCAGTCGATCAGCCAGTTCTCGCTGGATCTCCTGCGCCCGACCATCCGCAAGCCAGGATCGCAACTGCTGTTCAGTTGGAACCCACGTTTCGACACGGACCCCATTGAGGGCCTGCTGCGTGGGCCAACGCCGCCGCCTGACAGCGTGATCGTCGAGGTGAACTATAGCGACAACCCGTGGTTCCCTGACGTTCTCAAGGACGAAATGGAATACGACAAGCGGAGAGATCCAGACAAATACCTGCACGTCTGGAAGGGCGAGTATGTCCGCAACAGCGAAACCCGCGTGTTCAAGAACTGGACCATTGAGGACTTTGAGGCACCGCCTGATGCCGTCCATCGCCTCGGCGCTGACTGGGGCTTTGCCACTGACCCGACCGTCGGCATTCGCTGCCACATCATCGGGCGCAAGCTGTATATCGATCACGAAGCCTATCAGGTGGGCTGCGAGATCGTTGACACGCCTTCGCTGTTTATGACGATCCCCGAGGCTGAACGCTGGCCGATGGTGGCCGACAGCGCGCGGCCCGAGACAATCAGCCACATGCGCAAGAACGGCTTTCCGAAGATCATGCCGGCGGTCAAGGGGCCGAAGTCGGTCGAGGAGGGCGTCGAATGGCTGAAGTCTTTTGACATCGTGGTGCATCCCCGCTGCAAGCACACCATTGATGAACTGACGCTCTACAGCTACAAGACCGACCGGGACACGGGCAGCATCTTGCCTGTGCTGGAGGACAAGGAAAACCACGTCATCGACGCGCTGCGCTATGCCTGCGAGGGCGCCCGTCGCGTGGCCAAGCAGGACAAGCCGAAGGCCCGCCTTGTCCCCGTCAGCATGCCGATGGCACGGTGATTGATATTCGGATCAACCTGCCGTATACTTCGGCCCAAATATCCAGCGAAAGGCGCGCAACTTGGCCCGCATGACCAGAGACCAGCGGCTTGCAAATGTTCATGCCGAAGCGATGTCAGAGTTTGACACCATCCAAAGCACCATGCGCGATGAGCGTTTGCAGTGCTTGGAGGATCGCCGCTTTTACTCGATCTCGGGCGCGCAGTGGGAGGGCAACCTCTATGAGCAATATCTAAACAAGCCCAAGTTTGAGGTGAACAAGGTTCACCTGTCCGTCATGCGGATCATCAACGAATACCGCAACAACCGCATCACGGTTGACTTCGTGAGCAAGGACGGCACCGACGACGACAAGATGGCCGACGTGTGCGATGGCCTGTTCCGTTCTGACGAGCAGGACAGCGGCGCCAATGAAGCCTACGACAACGCTTTCGAGGAGGCTGTCGGCGGTGGCTTCGGTGCATTCCGCCTGCGTGCTGTCTACGAAGACGAGTACGACGAAGAGAACGAAAAGCAGCGCATCCGCATTGAGCCGATCTATGACGCTGACACCACCGTGTTCTTCGATCTGGATGCCAAGCGCCAGGACAAGTCTGACGCGCGCATGTGCTATGTGCTGACGGCGATGACGCCAGATGCCTACCGCGAAGTCTGGGAAGATGACCCGACCACCTGGCCGAAGGGCATCCAGCAGGTGGGATTTGACTGGGCGACACCTGATGTCGTCTACGTTGCCGAGGTCTACCGCGTCGAAGAGGCGTCGGAACTGATCCGCATTTTCCAGACCCTCGACGGGCAGGAAGAAAAGTATTCTGAAAAAGACTTCGAGCAAGATCCTGAACTGGAAACGATGCTTGAGGCTGTCGGCACCAAAGAGGTCCGCCAGCGCCGCGTGAAGCGCCGCAAGGTGCGCAAGTACATCATGAGCGGCAGCAAGGTGCTGGAGGACAGCGGCTACATTGCCGGCGACCAGATCCCGATCATTCCGGTCTACGGCAAGCGTTGGTTCGTGGACAACGTCGAGCGGTGCATGGGTCATGTGCGTTTGGCCAAGGATGCCCAGCGGCTGAAGAACATGCAGCTTTCCAAGCTGGGCGAGATCAGCGCGCTTTCGACCGTTGAGAAGCCGATCTTTACGCCCGAGCAGGTCGCCGGCCACGAAATGATGTGGTCCGAGGACAACCTCAAAAACTATCCCTACCTGCTCCTGAACACCGTGACCGATGCCAACGGCGGTGAGACGCTTGCCGGCCCGGTCGGCTACACCAAGCCGCCGCAGATCCCGCCTGCGCTCGCTGGCCTGTTGCAGATTACTGAGCAGGACATGAGCGATCTGCTGGGCAAGCCCGACGCTGCCGAGGAGGTCGTCTCCAACATCAGCGGCAAGGCCGTGGAACTGATCCAGCAGCGTCTGGACATGCAGACCTTTATCTACATGTCGAACATGTCCAAGGCCGTGAAGCGTTGCGGTGAGGTCTGGCTGTCGATGGCGCGTGACATCGTGGTCGAGCCTGGCCGCAAGATGAAGTCTGTGGGCCTCGGCGGTGAGTTGTCCAGCATTGAGATCGGCAAGCCGATGCTCAACCCCAAGACCGGCGAAGTCGAATACGAAAACGACCTGTCCAATGCCAAGTTTGACGTGGCTGTCGATGTCGGCCCGGCCTCGGCCACCAAGCGCAGCGCCACGGTTCGCGCGCTGTTGGGCATGATCCAGATCGCGCCAGATCCTGAGACGCAGCAGGTGCTGACATCGATGGCCATGATGAACATGGACGGCGAGGGCATCGGCGAGGTGCGTGCCTACTTCCGCGACAAGCTGATCAAGATGGGCGTCATCCAGCCGACCGAGCAGGAAGGCGAGAAGCTGTTGGCCGAAATGCAGGCCGCGCAGCAGCCCGATCCGCAGGCGCTTTATCTTCAGGCCGCCGCGATGGAAGCGCAGGCCAAAGCGGGCCAGGCTCAGGCCAATACAGAATACACCTTGGCGCGTGCGGAAGAGACCCGCGCCAAGACCGTTGAGGTGCTTGCTGGCATTCAGCAGAAAGAGCGCACCAACGTCGTAGAAACGGCGAAGGCTCTGCAAGAGACCGTCGCCACCGGAATGCGGCAACCGCCCAGCCGCACAATGTAATGGGTGAGAAAATCGCGAGGATCGCATGACTGAATTGGCAGAACAGATCGAAGAGGACTTTGAAGTCGAGGCTGAAGAAACTGAACTAGAGGCCGAAGATGCCGAGATGGCAGACGAGGCTGAAGGTGAAGGCGATGATGCCGAAGATGGAGAGGTCGTCATTTCGATTAACGGGGAAGCGCCAGCCCCGGAAGAAGATGAGGAGGCCCGCGCGCCCGATTGGGTTCGTGACCTTCGCAAGCAGTATCGTGAGGAGAAACGTCGAGCCAAGGAGCTTGAACAGCGTCTAGCGCAGGTCGAACAGCGGAACACACCTGGGGTCGCGCCCCTTGGACCGAAGCCAACGCTTGAGAAAGCCGATTACGACACCGACCGATACGAGCGGGAACTTACCGCATGGTACGACAAGAAGCGCCAGCACGACGACCGTGAGGCTGCCATGAAGTCTGAACACCAAGCTGTTCAGAAAGAATGGGAGCGCAAGTTGGAGGGCTATCAGGGGGCGAAGGCCAGCCTGAAGGTGCGTGACTTTGAGTTTGCCGAGGATGTCGTCCAAGACACCCTTAGCGTCATGCAGCAGGGGATGATTGTGCAAGGTGCCGAAAACCCGGCTCTTGTCGTTTATGCTCTGGGCAAGAACCCGAAAAAAGCGAAGGAAATCGCTTCCATCACCGATCCCGTGAAGTTCGCCTTCGCGGTTGCGAAATTGGAGACGCAGTTGAAGATCTCGAACCGTAAGGCTCAATCGTCACCCGAGCGCAAGATCAGCGGCACCGCCCGCCCGTCTGGCGCGGTTGACAGCACCCTAGACCGCCTGCGGTCTGAAGCAGAAAAGACTGGCGACTATTCCAAGGTTTTCCAGTATAAGAAGCAGAAGGCCAAGGGCTAACCCCCACACATGAAGGACCGCTAAAATGGCGAACTCGTTTAGTAAAGAAGAGCGCGTAGCGTTCGAGAACATCCTCGAAGGCTTCAACGACGCTCTTGTCATGTCGCGCAACGTGTCGGTGTACAACACCGGCGACGAAATGATGGCCCGCACCAACGACCAGATCTGGCGTCCGCAGCCCTACATTGCGACCTCGATCAACGGCGCACCGCGCACCGACATCTCGTCCAGCTTCATTGACTTCACGCAGCTTGCTGTCCCGGCCACCATCGGCTTCAGCAAGACCGTGCCGTTTGCTCTGGACGCGAAAGAACTGCGCGACCAGTTGCAGGAAGGCCGCCTGGGCGATTCCGCAAAGCAGAAACTTGCTTCGGACATCAACGTCGCCATCATGAACGTCGCAGCGGCTCAGTCCACCCTCGTCGTGACCCGCTCTGGCTCTGCCGGCGGCTATTCGGACGTGGCTGAATGCGACGCTGTGTTCAACGAGCAGGGCGTCCAGATGTTCGACCGTTATCTGGCGCTGTCTTCGCGCTCGTATAACGGCATGGCGTCGGATCTCGCTGGCCGTCAGACCATGACGGGCAAGCCGACCACCGCCTACGAGCGTTCGTTCGTCGGCGAAGTCGCTGGCTTCCAGACCTACAAGATGGACTATGCCAACCGCATCGCGGCCAACACCACCCCGGTCGGCGACATCACCATCAACGGCGCGAACCAGTACTACGTCCCGGTGGCCACCTCGACCGCAGGTACGGGTGAAACCTCCAACGTGGACAACCGCTTTGAGTCGCTGAACGTCACTCTGGCTGCTGGCGCTGTTATGCGTGTTGGCGACTGCTTCACCTTGGCTGGCGTCAACGCGGTGCATCACATCACCAAGGGCGACACTGGCCAGCTTAAGACGTTCCGCGTGATCTCGATCACCTCGGGCGGCGGCACTGCAGGCAACAACACCATCGTCATCTCCCCGCCGATCATCTCGGCTCAGGGCGGCACCGATGCTGAACTGCAGTACAAGAACGTCACGGCCACCCCGGCCAACGGTTCGACGGTTCGTATCATGAACGTCGATGCCGCTGACATCAACTGCTTCTGGCAGAAAGACGCTCTGGAAATCCTGCCGGGCCGTTACGCAATCCCCGCTAACGCTGGCGTGGAAATCATGCGTGGCACCACAGATCAGGGCATCGAACTGGTGATGCAGAAGTTCTACGACATCAACACCGCCGTCACGAAGTATCGTATGGATACCTTCTTCGGCGTTGTGAACAAGCAGCCCGAAATGTCGGGCATCTTGCTCTTCAATCAGGTTCCCTGATTGTGATCTTTGGGGGCGGGGAAACTCGCCCCCTTCAACCATCTAGGGGTTTAATGCCATGCCGTTGAAAAAAGGTTACAGCCGCACGTCCATCGGTGAGAATATCAAGATGGAGGAGAAGTCTGGCAAACCGCGCAAGCAGGCCATCGCCATCGCATTGAACACCGCACGCACCGCAGCCATGAAAGCCGGAAAGCCCGGCAAAGCACCGAAGGGGAAGAAATAATGCCGGGTGGTCTCTACGCAAACATCGCAGCCAAGAAGGCGCGCATCAAAGCTGGATCTGGCGAGAAGATGCGCAAGCCTGGCACCAAGGGCGCGCCGACCGCAGCCGCATTCAAGGCATCGGAAAAGACAGCCAAGAAGGGCAAAAAATGACGACCATGCTTTACAAATCTCCCGGCGCGTTCAAGCGTAGCGCAACCGAGACGTTTGATCTGTGCATCGTGGAAGATGATAAGATTGAAGCCAGCATCAAGGCTGGCTGGCACTTCACCGTGCGAGAGGCTATTGAGGCCGCCAGCGGTGCTGTGCAAGATCCTGAACCCGAGGACAAGCCGAAGCGTGGCCGTCCGCGCAAATCTGAGGCTGAGTGATGGCATACACCAAGCGCGACATCGTGAACCGGGCATTCGAAGAGATCGGCCTCGCTGGCTATGTCTTCGACTTGGCCCCGCAGCAGTTGGAAGGTGCCTTGCAGCGCCTCGACGCGATGATGGCAACGTGGAACGGCAAGGGCATCCGCCTGCGCTATCCTCTGCCGTCGTCCAACGCTGCCAGCGATCTGGATCAGATCATCGGCGTTCCCGATGACGCGCTTGAAGCCATGCACCTCAATCTGGCCGTGCGCATCGCGCCGGGTTATGGTAAGACAGTTTCACCAGACACGAAGGCCAACGCTCAAATGTCGTACAAGGCGCTGCTGTCCAGATCGACCTTCCCGACCGAAATGCAGCTTGGCAACATGACGATCCCGAGCGGCCAGGGCAACAAGGGCTGGCGCTATTACAACGACGCATTCCTGCGTCAACCAATTGACCCGCTGACGGTTGGCCCGGACAGCGCATTGACATGGGAATGACGCGATGACCAACATCAATCAGCTTTCTTCGCTTGACACGATCCAGCTTGGCGATCTGCTCGCCGTCTGGGCTACGAATAACGGCGACACGCGCAAGGCCTCGATCAACCTGCTGCTGACCTTCATGCAGGACAACCTGGCGCTGCCGGGTTCGCTGACGACGCAATACGCGGCACCCAGCGCTACGGGGTTTTCTGTGACTGTAGCTGTCGGCGACACTTGGCTGTTGCTGACGCCGACGGCCACCTTCGCGGCTGGCACCATCGTGCTGCCCTCGGCGCCGACCGACAAGCAAGAGGTGAGCGTCAACTGCACGCAGATCGTTTCCTCGCTGACCGTCTCGGGCGCAGGCAAGACAGTCACCGGCGCGCCGACCACCTTGGCCGCTGCCAACGCCTTCTTCACCATGCGATATGATGCTGCTACGTCGGCATGGTATCGGGTATCCTAAACACAAGGACGATGACCATGTTCCTCTACGCATCCGCAGTAAGCACTGAAAAAGAAATCCTGATCCCGCGCGGATCGTCCTTGAGCGTGGGCAGCATTGGCGACCAGCCGACGCTGGTTCAAATCGGCGTGCAAACCCCGACCGGCGTGGTCGAACTGCTCAACCGCGCGCAGACCTTCGGCCCCTATGCTAACGACCGCGTTGCCACGATCTACAATCGCGGCGCGACGGTGGAATACGATGTCGCCGTGCAGCCCAAACTGCGCAGCTTCCCAGCCCTGGTGCTTGGCTCTCTGACACCTGTTAGCTTGGTGCAGCCAGCGGCTACATTCATCACGCTGACCTATGAGACCAACGCCGGCCTTGTTCGCCTTGTTAGCGCGGGCGCGCATGGCCTGACCGCTGCTGTCGCGGTTGGTGCAAGCGTCTATGTGACTTGGGCCACCGGCACGGGCGTCAACGGGTTCTATACCGTCACGGCTTTGGATACGGACACCACCGGCCTCAAGATCACCATCAACCTGCCGTTCGTGTCTGGGCTTGGCACGCCGACCGTGGCCGTGGCAAACACTGTCGTCACGCTGGCATCTGTCACTGTGCCGGGCTGGTCGATGGGCGTTGGCGGCGGCATGGAGATTGATACCCTGTTCACCCTGACCAACAGCGCCACGGCAAAGAACCTCGGCCTGACCTACGGCGGCGGCGTCCTGATGGCTGTCAGCGCGGCCAACAATACCAGCGCCTGCGCACAGAAGCTGATGTGCAACCGTGGCTCGTCTCAGATTGTCAGCAACGCGGCCAACCAAGTGGGCCACGGGCTTTCGACAGCCGCAAACGTGTTCCTGAGTGTTGACGCTACGGTCGATCAGACCTTTGCAATCACCGCACAGCCTGCCGCCGCCAACAACATTGTGAAGCTGGAAGCCTTCAAGCTGCACATCAACTTCTAAGGGGCAGCAATGCAGATTGGCATCATCAACGGGATTTACACGGATGGCTCGCCCGATTTTCGGACGAGTTATCCTGTCAACCTTGTGCCTGTGCCGAAAGCCACGGGCATCTCGGAGGGCTATCTGCGCCCCGGTGATGGCATTGTGAAGACTGGTGACGGGCCAGGCTCAAACCGTGGCGGCCTGAATTGGAACGGCGTGCTGTACCGCGTGATGGGAACCAAGCTGGTGACTGTCGCGCAAAACGGCACTGTCACGGTGATCGGCGATGTCGGCAGCGGTGGCCGCGTGACGTTCACCTATAGCTTCGACTATCTGGCCGTGGCATCGGGAGGGCGCCTGTATCTCTATGACGGCACGACGCTGACGCAGGTCACTGACCCAGATCTCGGCACGGCTCTGACTGTTGTCTGGGTCGATGGTTACTTCATGACGACCGACGGCGAGTTTCTCGTCATC